GGGAGTGCTGCGAAGTTAGAACCTGTCAGGGTCAAAGTAGTTGTGCCGCTAGACCAAGTAGCAGTACCTAACTGAACTGCGGTGTCAGGAACGACGTCAATGACGCGCACCGGCAAAGCAGCGGTGGTAGCAGCAGAACTGTTCAACACGCCGTTAGACGAGTTACCAGTTGCTGTAGAACCAGCCAAGTTAGAGACAGTCATGTTCAGCCCAATCATTGCTGGAGAAGCTGAACCGATGGTAGTACCACCTTGTGATGTCACAACAGCGCATCGGAAGATGGTGTCAGGATCATCAACCACGATTGCGACAGCGTCTCCTGCCAAGGTAGAAGCGGGCCAGTATTGCTGGAACTGCTTTTGCTTGGTGATGGGGTTCGTAAACGAACAGCCCAAGAAGATGCCGGTTTGACCGTAGTTAACAGCACCAGTGGAGGCAGAGCCGCCATCAGTAACTGCCAAACGGGTCACGAAACCGCGTGTGATAGAGACGAAATCGCCATAGAAAATGTTGGTGGCATAGCCGTATTGGATAGGCAAATTACGAGTAGAACCCGCAAATACCTGTCCACCAATCAAGTTCACAGGCTTTAGGCCGTAGGGGGCCGAGACCGTGGGATAAGCCATTTAAGACTCCTTGAAAAAGTTAAGAACCAGAACCAAACGATACTTTTGTCGATTTCTCAGAGAACTTCGACATCCGTGGATCGCTATCTTTCATAAAATTGTTATCCACAGCTTCCATAGTTTGTTTATTCAAGTCAGAGAAATGTGCTTCTCTTTGCTTCAAAAACTCCGATGGAATGCTACAGAGAACCAAACCACCTACCTCAATGTTGCCTGTAAAGCGACCTTCGGTAGAGGCGTGCATCATCATTTCTGGGTAATCTTCCGCTTTACACGGTTCATACCCCTCCCTAAACTTAGCCGAGATGTTTTGAACATCAGGTTGACCCAACATACTGGTTCTTACCCAGCGGTGAGTTATACCCGGCCTAGGGTCAGGAGACGGAAGCGCTTCAGGAGCCTTCCATGAAGTTGGACGTTGCATTTGTAAACGACTACCAGCTTCGCGGGTTTTGCGTGTTTGAGCTTCGGTCATTATGCGTTCCTTTCAATGAGTGATGCGTGTCTTGCGTATTCTTCTGGAGTCACACCAAGTTTTCTCGCCAGAGATACCTGACGCGGTTCCAGTTTGATACGGGAGGGTGGAGTGCTGCGAGTTGCGGGGGCAACTACAGAACTCATGCGGCGCGGAGGAGTGGCCTCTTCTGCCATTGTTGACGTCTTTGTTGGAGGTTCGTCATTTTCCTCGGCTATCCCAAATTGCTCTGGGAAGCGTTTGCGAATGGTGCGATCGATTGTTTTGAAATAATCTTCGGAACCAATGTAGTCAGAACCATACTGCTTTTGTAACTTTTTGTCAAGTCCCATTGCAGCCATAGTCATTTCTTCGTCTACCCCGAACCAGTCAGAGTTGTTTTCAACCCATTGTTTGGTTCTTGGGTTAGTCTGTTGCTGGCGCGGCGGCTCTGACGGCGCTGACACAATCGGCGTCATAGTCTCGGCCTTGTCTAGCCTGAGAGATGCCTTAGTAACCTCTACCTGCGCCTCTGAGAAAGCATCTGCGTCACCGTCTTCAAAAGCCTTTTGCAGTTTTTTCTTGGCAGCTTCCAGTTGCATCTCTGCGGTGGATTTGTTCTGCTCAATGAAGACTTTACTGCCGGACTCCAATTGGTCTTTGAGTCGCTTGTTTTCCTCATAGACGCTCTTGGCAAAGTTTTCAGCTTCCTCACGTTCACGCTGGGCTGCTTTACGTGCCCTTCGTTCGTTGTGGTAGTTGTTGGTGTATTTTTTGAGCTTATTGCGGACGGTCTCGTCGTATTGCGCAAGCTCTTCATCGGTCGGGTCTTCTGACTCGGCCTTCACATTTGATTTATCCTCACCAGCGTCGATATCAAGCTCCTGTTGTACGGGAGCCTCTTTCTCTTCGTCAGGTAACATAAATTCATCGCCTTTGTACTCTGTTGCCATGATTAATCCTTATGCAGCACGTTGAATGCCGCGTGGGTCTTCGACTGTCGCTTCAACCATGTCATCATTGATGATTCGGAATTCGCGACCATGAATCTTCAGGCGGGTGCCTGAATTGGGGCGCACGATGACAAAGTCACCCTGCTTGCATGAAGGGCCGTTAGGGAAACGGCTCTTGTCTGTGTAGGAATCAGGACCCAGCTTGACGACAAAAAGTACAGGCGATAAAACCTCTTCGTAATGCATCGTTTTGGAATCTTTGACTAGACCTACCTCACTATCGGCATATTCCTCCATAGCCTCTGGTACTACGCAGAGCAGGTGAAATGTCTTAGGATCGGGTAGCTGCTTCGCCTTCTCCTCTGCAGTCCTGTTAAGGACGCCGGACAGGTCCACAGCGGACACGTCAAATTCACTCATCGGATTTCTCCATTCTTTCTACGAGGTCGTTGATGGATTGATCTGCAAGGCTTAGACCCCGAATTACCCCGCAGACATGCTTATATTCCGCGTAATCTGCCGCTCTTCCCGTTGAGATAAACATTGCCTGTTCATCACGCAGGCGAACAATCTCTTTCTGGATGTAGGAAAATGCTCGGATTACGTCACTCATTTGTTACCTCTTTGATTTCGGCTTTTAGCCAACTCAATACCCATCCTTGTTCCCTCAAGCTGCTGCTGCTTCTCTAGCTGGTCGCGCTTGGCAGCAGACTGCGCGGCGACTTGCATAGCGGCAATTTCCTTCTGGGCCTCAATACGGGATTCCTCTACGCGGATTTGATCGGCTTTGGCGGCTGCCTCAATCTGCTGTTTCTGTTGTTTCAACTGCAATTCCTGCATCTTGATCTGCAACTCTTGTTGCTGCATTTGAACCACAGGGTCTTGCATTTGCTGTTGTGCCATCTGTTGCTGGGCTTCCTGTGTATGCTGTTTAAACAGTTTCTGGGCCGCCTCAGCCGCCATTGCAGCGAGTTGATTGGCAAATGCCGGATCAACTTTCTTGTTTTGGTCTTCTGTTGGTAATGGGATGCCCATCTCTTCCTCTATTCGCATGCGGTATTCAAAGGCTACGTGCTCTTGAATGTGAGCCATCATTGCCGCCTGAATGGCCTGCGCCTGTGGGTTTTGACCAATGATTTGTGCAATCTTGGGGTCTTGCATGGCATTCATGTGCACCTGAATGTGTGCGGCATGGTTTTGCTCTATAAATGCCTTTAAGGGTTTACCCGTTATGGCGTTTTGGTTCTCTTGGATTGGGTCTGTTGGGAGTTCATCGTCCTCAATAGGGACTAGCTTATTGGCATTTTTAACCCCCAAAACCTCAATCATTTGGCGATGTAGGAGAGGCATGTTGTAGATTTGCGGGGCAGACTGAGCCAACTGAAGTACAGCCTGATACTGCACAATCTTTTGTGCCATCGTTGCGGCGTTCGGGTCAGAGACCGGAATCACATCTACCAACTCATAGTCACTACGTTTGGCTCTGCGGTCGCCTGACTCAGGCTCATACTCATAATCTGACGGGGCGTCCTCAGCGATGATCTCTTTGAGGAGCTTGAACTCCTGCTTCATGCTGAAATGCATGCGGCTCTGTACCGCACCCATCACCTTTAGGGTGCGCTCTAGCAGGGCTAGGGTTGTACCCACGGGAGCTTGTGCGCTCATGTCGGAGACGTTCATGTCTCCTGATGATGCAAATGCCCGCCCTTCCTCTACGATGTTTTGGAAGAGGGCAAATAAAACCTGACTTGGTTCTTTGTACGGAAGGGGTAGGATGTTGTCACGGATACTTCCGGAAGGAACATCTACGTCACGGAACTCTCCGGGCTGAATCGGCGTGTCATCACCTTTAATCCTAAGCCCCCGTGATTTAAGTCCTCCGGGCAGATTTGAGAGAGTGCCAGCATCAACCAGTTGACGGATGAGCATGGTAGCGGACTTAGCGTAACCTCCAATGAGATGTATGAGTCCGTATCCGTAGAATCCAAAGCCGGGGATGTATTGGTAGTGGACGAAGTGTTGGCGTTTTTGGTGGAGTTCATCATCTTCATGCCAGTTCCTTCTGATCGATAGAACCTCCATGCTACCTTTTTCTATAGTCACCACGTAAGGCAAGGCGATGCCGGTCATTTCGCCCTGCTTATTCTTGTGTTCGTAACCCTTTAGGTCTAAATTTACATGCATCTCAAGGATGCGGAAGCGGTCATCTTGAATGGCTGTAATGCCGTTTTCTTCAGCCTTTTGCTTCTCAATGTCATCTAGTTCATTGCTTGGCTCTCCCAGATCAACGTCCCTGTAGAAACCGACCTCTTGGAGCATGATGATTTCATTCTCTGACTTCCTCATCACGTGGGTGATCCGTTCAGCGTTGTCTAGGTCTGACGCGCCGTAGGGTACAACGATGTCTTCGGCAGGAATAAATACAGATGCTTGGCGTTCTTTGTTGGGGTCGTAGTAAACCTTCTTGAATGCGGAGCCGGTGATGGGCAGAGACCACAGGAGGCGCTCATGCTCTGGGCGGTACTCACGCATAACTTCCGTTAATTGGTAGTTCATGTCGGTTTGGACACGGTGAGAAGCCTCTATATTCTCCTTGGTTTCTTTGCCGATAATAGATGTCTTAACCGGGCCGGCGGCAGGGAATGTCTCCATGATGCCTTCGGCTTGGAATCTGACTACCGACTCAGTCAACATGGGGTGGAATACCCCACACGCACCTTGCCAAGGTTCAGTGCGTTCTTCATACTTCAAGCCTAGCAGTTTTAGTCCTTGGACATAGGTTTCAATCCAGTCACGGCGGTCGCGCTGGTCTTTGCCAAAATCATCTATAAGATCACCGGAAATGCTACTGAGATACCCCTCATCAAGGTACTCGGCTAGATTGGCATCAAAATCTTCTGCCGTCTTTTGACGGGGTTCTAGGTCAATCTCTAGCCCATCTATCTCAATGTGGACGGCGTCAGGGTTATCAATCTCAATAGCCATATCTGGCTGAAGTTCTGAAATGCCTTGCGGGTATAAACTTTTTTCCATATTGATCCTTATACGGTGTAATATCTTTCTTGCCTTCTGCTGCGGAAGTAAACGGGGTCATCTTCCTCATCTGATTCAATGCGGATGAAGCCACCTTGTCTAAACCTAAGAAGGGCTTGGCTGGTTGAGTCAACAAGGTCGTCATGGTCTCCATTAGGGAAGGCGGCGAGTTCTTCCATCAACTCATCCGCCCATCTTGTGTCTGGACACCACACAATTCCTGACGAAAACATATCAGAAATAGCGTTTACACGCGCTATCTTATCGCTTCCTTTGCTTGGTGTGTACTCCTGAAGCGGGATTCCCATTTGACGCATCTCATAAATCAAAGGCGCACCGGCGGCCTTCTTCTCCACTATGAGGCTGTCTGGGTTCCACTCCTTCCACATCTCAAATGCCTTTGTTTTGAGTTCAGGGAACTCCATGCGTTTCTTAAAGGCGTCCAAAACGATGATGTTTGTCCTGTAATCTCCGTGCTCATTGGGATGTTTAAACACACCCCATGTAGTACAGGCGGAGTAGTCGGCACGGTTACCTTTTTCAAACGCTGTATCCCATGACTGAATCAAATATTCACATGCTGGAGGTGTATCTTCCTCCCAAATGCGCCATTGATCCCGTTTAATGATTGCGCCCTCTTCAGAGGTTGGGTTTTGTTGGTACTGAGCTTCCCATTTAGCCACTGGAAGTTCTGCACGGAGGGCTTCAAGTGCCTCTTTCTTCCAGAATCCGGGCCATAGCGGGGTTCCTGAGGGCAAAATAGCGGGAAAATCTATAACTTCCCACGTATCTACGCCTTCTTTTCCTGAATTTTTAACAATCTGACCGGTTAAATCCCGCTTAGACCAGCGAGTCATCACAATAATGATCGCCCCGCCGGGCTGTAGACGCTGCCGAGGACCAGATGTGTACCACTCATAGACGTTGTCATAGATCGCAGGGTTACCTTGTTTAGCTTCCTGCTCAGAATGAGGGTCATCGATGATCAAAAGGTCAGCACCCTTACCCGTTACCGCACCTCCGACACCGATAGCAAAGTAGTCACCACCCACTTCAGTGTTCCAACGACCGGCAGCTTTTGAATCCGAGGACAGTTTGGTATCAAACACCTTACCGTAGTTCTCTGATCCAACCAGATTCCTAACCTTACGTCCAAATCCGACAGCCAATTCAGCTGTGTGCGCTGTTTGGATGATCTTTTTATGTGGAAACTTACCCAAGAACCACGCCGGCAACAGGTAAGAAGCAAACTCAGACTTAGTGTGACGGGGAGGCATGTTAATGATGAGCCTCTTTAACTCACCTCTAGCAACTCTCTCAAATGCGTTTGCCATGATCTGGTGGTGTTTACCAGAAATAAAGATAGGCCACATCTGGGACACAAAGTAAATAAAAGATTCCCTGCACCGGTGGACACGGTCATGCTCAAGAATACGGAATATCTTCCTACGTTCAGCTTCTGACACAGAATCGACAATCTGGACATAGTCCTCAATCTCTTCCTGTGTAAGAAGAATGTGATTCACAACGCAGCCATCTCTCTAGCTGACTTATCCACAAGCCTAATAGCATGAAACTTGTAGGGCTTGGTCTCAATGAGACCCTCATCTTTTAAGTTATGAACAATGCGGTGGATGTTAGATTTTGACTTCAATCCCAGTCCTTTGGCTATAACCTCATAGGAAGGCGGTATCCCATGAATCCTCATGTAAGCCTTTATAAAGTCCAAAACTAACTGGCTGCGTTCTGTCACTTGATACTTAAAACCTTTAACTTGATACTTAAGAAGTTGGTAACCGCTCACATCACAGAACCAGTTATTCCACCAACAACCGTAGTTTAAACGCAAATACGAACGTTCGCAAGCTGTTTAAACATTATTTTTTACGCTACAGAAGATACAGAAGAAACAGAAGACACTGAGTCTGTAGTTTCAAAATATATATACCCCCACCCACTTCCATTTTGACTGACTACCGGGGGGTGTGTTTCACGTGAAGCAGGCGGGCAGGGCATGAGAACGTTCGCAGGGGTGGGGGGACTGTAATTGTGGGAGTGGATTAGAGCGTATACGTGAGGGGGGGACCCATTGCGTGGCGCGGGGGGTCGGGGCACGGTGGGGTGCGCACGGTCAGCGTTTAAACAGGCACGGACGCCTTTGCGTTTACATCGGTGATAGTTGTGAGCGACTGCACTGCACTAGGTCGTTGACGCAGTAGACGCAAGTGCCCCGCTAGTTCACGTTTGAGTTGATCACTGCTGATCGTCACTTCCGCCTTGCTGTCAGCCTGTGTAAACAGTCCTGATGCCTTGCCCAGTAGTTCCAATGCTTTTAATTGACTACCTTCCTGTTTGGCACGTTTACTCAGTTCCAGTAGTTGTTTGAGCACATATCGTTTCGTCCCCGCCACGTCATCGACTAGGTTCTCAGTGATGGTTTCCCACGCATCCTTGAGCACTTCCTGTACCTTAGGGTGTTTAAACAGTTTGTTGGCATTGGTGCTGATGACGTGGTCACTACTGGTGTCGTTTGGGTATGCGTCCCTGTATGCCTGTCTTAGTGTTTTCCCACTGATGATGCCTACAGCGAATGCCTGTTGTTGTGCTGTTATAGGTCTCATACGTTCACTTGTTATCACTTCACCATCCACTCTACGTTTAGGTGCGTCTGCCATATGAGCCAACCGTTCCGCTACGCTAAGTTCGGGGTTTTCACTG